AGCTTCTCCGTGAGTCCAGCAGCATGGCTGCTGGTGACGTAGAGGGTTTTGCAGCTGTTGCATTCCCACTCGTACGCCGAGTATTCGGTTCCTTGATCGCCAACGATCTCGTTAGCGTTCAGCCAATGAGCCTTCCATCAGGTCTCATTTTCTTCCTTGACTTCACCTATGGTGGGGCTTTCCCAGCTAATGGTGAGGATCGTCTTGGAAACGTGTTTGATACATCACTCTACGGTGGTGGACGAGTTGGTTCAGAGATCACCGGTGGTGTTCTTCTTGACGGAGTAAACGCTGAGCGCGGTCCTTACGCACTCAACAACGGTTACTCTTCGCCAACAGGCTCTGTGACGTCTTTGACATCTCTCCTAGCCTCTGGCTCTGTTGGTGCAGGCGGTATCCCTGACTTCGTAACTGTTGGTGATGGTTTCAATGGTACTGCCGGTTACGACGTTGACCGACTTCTCCGTTTTGACCCTGACTTGGTTTCTGGTGCGCTTTTCGCTGTTGCGGCTACAAGCCGTTCCACCATGGGCGACGAGGGAGCAAACTTGGAAGACTTGGTTGCACTTACGCTATCGGCTAGTAACCTTGAACCTAACACCGTTCAGGTTCGTCGTCTCCAGAGAGAGGATTTCCTTGATGATACAAGAGTTCTTCTCACACTTACTACGACCACTGCATCTACCTCAGCTACTGAGCTTTCGGAAATTGCAGCCACGCTTAATGCCGTCACTCACATTGATGCTCCGCTAAAGGATGAGTTTGAAAACGGTGCCGCTATCGGTTCTATCGTTGGCGACAACACCGACTTTGGTTTCGGACTCGAAGGTAACGAAAGCATCCCAGAGATCGACATCAAGGTCGATTCAGTGGCTGTCACGGCTGTAACCAAGAAGCTCAAGGCCAAGTGGACCCCAGAGTTGGGACAGGATCTCAACGCTTACCACAACCTTGACGCTGAGGTCGAGCTTACTCAGATTCTTTCTGAGCAGATCGCCCTTGAGATCGATCGTGAGATCCTTGAGGACCTTGTCAAGCTCGCTACTGCTGGTATTCGTTACTGGTCGCGTCACCCAGGTCAGTTCCTCGATCGCGAGACAGGTGCTGTATCTTCCGTTACACAGGACTTCACTGGTAACGTAAGCGAGTGGTACGAGACACTCGTTGAGACAATCAACGACGTCTCCGCACAGATCCACAGAAAGACACTCCGTGGTGCTGCAAACTTTGTGGTTACATCCCCAGAGATTGCTAACATCCTTGAGTTCACAGCTGGCTTCCGTGCAAACGTTACCGCTGATGCTGATCGTGGCGATGTTGGTGCCGTTAAGGTTGGTGCTCTCTCCAAGAAGTTCGACGTCATGGTCGATCCTTACTTCCCACGTAACTTGATCCTTGTCGGTCGACGTGGAGCAAGTTTCCTTGAGAGCGGTTATGTATACGCACCTTACGTGCCACTACAGACCACACCTACTATCTTCGGTGTAGAGGACTTCGTACCTCGCAAGGGTGTCATGACCCGTTACGCCAAGAAGATGGTCCGTCCAGATATGTACGGCTTGGTCATCTGCCGAGGTCTCGAAGGCTAATTTAGCCTGACTTGAGGTCAAAATAATGAAAGCCCCGTCTCTTTTGAGGCGGGGCTTTCTATTTATTAATAGATAAAATCTGAGGGACCTTAATGTCAATTCCAAATTTAAACCCAGCCTCCACTTCAAATGCCAATATTCTTCCTGTGACAGGCGCAGCTGCAAATGTGGCGACAACATTACCTTTCGCTATTTATGCAAATTCAGATGCGTTTTTATCAGGTGCAGCTGACCAAGTTGCCTATACATACAAAAAGCTAGGTGGTGACGTCTTAGATATCGAATTGGCAGAGGGTTCGGTTTATTCAGCTTATGAAGAGGCAGTCCTAGAATATTCTTATTTAGTAAACTTACATCAATCAAAAAACTCATTATCTAGTCTCCTGGGTGGTACAACGGGCTCATTTGATCAAGACGGTCAATTGGTTTCGGGTGATGCACTATCGGGCTCCAACATAGCTTTAAAATATCCAAGATTTGATTATGGATATGTTCGTAGAGTTTCTGAGGGCTTAGCTACTGAAGCTGGCTTCGGCGGTCTAACCCCAATCTATTCTGCCTCAATTGATCGGATTACTAATCAACAAGATTATGATTTACAAACTTTAATTTCTTCTTCGGCTGCGACCGACACAACTGTTCCTTATTATGGCAAGGTTGAAGATAAGAGGATTGTTATTAGAAAAGTCTTCTTTAAAACACCAAGAGCAATGTGGAGATTCTATGGATACTATGGCGGGTTTTCAGTCGTAGGTAACCTTAGAACGTATGGGCAGTATGCTGATGATTCTACTTTTGAGATTGTCCCAACTTGGCAGAACAAGCTTCAAGCAATGGCTTATGAAGATGCCCTTCATACGCGTGTTTCACACTATTCATATGAAATACACGACAACAATCTAAGAATATTCCCAACGCCGCAGACGTCATCGCCTGAAAAGTTTTGGGTCCACTTTACCATTGATGGCGAATACGAAGCGTGGGAAGAAACGGGCCGCGGAAATGAAGGTGTTGCCGGGGTTAACAACCTAAACACTCTTCCATTTGAGAACATCCCATATGAAAATATCAATGCCATCGGTAAACAATGGATTCGCAGATTTGCCTTAGCTTTAACGAAAGAGATTCTAGGGCAAGTAAGAGGTAAGTTCTCCACAGTCCCAATCCCAGGCGAGTCGGTAACATTAAACGCATCAGAATTATTATCACAGGCCAGAACCGAGATGGACCAACTAAGGGAAGAGTTTAAAACTATCCTTGATGAAACAACGTATGATAAGTTGGCAGAAATTGATTCGTCACTGCAGGATACCACTAAGAAGGTTCTTGAAAATGTCCCTGCCGGTATATACGTGGGATAAATAAATGTCACGTAGCAAAAGAAATGAGAAGCAAATAAAGGATAAGAGATCGCAACGTTTTGATTATGTTGGTGACAAAGAAGTTGCCGCAAAGCTTCAAGAGATAGAGTTTATGCCTTCGTCTTTAGAGACGATTGATAGGGCAATGCTTCGCTTTATTGACGAAGAACTTAACCTTTTTACGAATACCAACGATGGATTTAAGAAAGTTCCAGTTTTGTGGGTTACAGCAGAGCGAGCCTTTCAGATAAAACATAACAAAGATCTGCGAGATAAAGAAGAAACTTTAATTCTTCCTTTGATTACAGTTAACAGATCTAATGTAACTAAAGAACAAAACTATCGTGGCACTGTGTTCGCAAACTTATACCCTATCAATGATGAGAAGGGTGGAACGATTACCATAGCTCGTCAAATTAATCAAAAGAAGACAGCAGAGTTTCAAAATGCGCAAGCAAATAGAAAATACGGTGCCGATAAAGATGTTTCCAGCAAAATGCTAAACACAAACAAAAGAAACATGCCAACCGCAAAGACAGTTTATGAAACAATAACCATCCCAATCCCTACTTGGGTTAAAGTAACATATGAGATTTCTATTCGTACAGAGTATCAGCAGCAAATGAATGAGCTTATTCGTCCGTTTATTACAATCCCAGGGAACTCTAGAACTCCGAAACGTATTGAAGCCGAGGGGCACTATTACGAAATCTTTATCGATGGCGGGTTTTCCAATAACTCTAATCAAGCGAGCATTGGTATGGAGCAAAGAAACTACGAAACCAATATTAATATTGAAACTCTCGGTTATCTTGTAGGAGAGGGCGAAAACCAAGAAAGACCAAAGATTGTTAAACGCGAGAATGCAGTTGATATCAAACTTGGGAGAGAAAGAACAATAGTGGGAGATATCCCGGAAAATATAAAAGATGGATTTTATAGAGAATAATTCTCTTCCTACTATTTAACACTATTTACTTTGAACATTTTCGCAATGTAGGAGAACTGAACGAATGTCAATCAAAAATTACCGATTTGTATCCCCAGGCGTTTTTGTCAATGAAATTGACAACTCACAATTGCCAGCCTCGCCAGCAGGGATTGGTCCAGTTATTATTGGACGAGCCGAGAAGGGGCCGGCGCTTCGACCAACTACAGTCAACTCTTTTGAAGAGTTTGTCAGTGTCTTTGGTACGCCAAACCCAGGAAACTCTGGTGACGATGTATGGCGACAAGGCGCCAATACAACTGCTACAACTTATGGCGCGTATGCAGCACAAGCTTATCTTCGTAATAGTTCTCCTTTAACTTACATTCGCTTGCTTGGTGCTGAGGATGACAACGCCACAACCGCCGGCGAAGCCGGATGGGATTCTGGGCGCGCCTGGGGATTAGTTCTTTTCCAGACCGGGTCGCAGGTAACCAACGTTCTTACCGGTGCTTTGGCAGCGGTTGTTTATGCAGAAAGCACTGTCACGTTTGAATTATCGGGCACCACATTATATAACCCAGGAGCTGGAAATGGCAGGATTGTCGCCGCCACCGGCAGTGCTATTACTGGTTCAGACATAGTTGTCCTCTCAGCCCCTGAGCGCGCAAAAGAATTTAAGCTCTTGGTTAAGGACGGCGCCACCACCACTGATACCATTACATTCAACTTTAACAGAAATGATTCTAAGTACATCCGTAAAGTTTTAAACACAAACCCACAGCTTCTAACGGATGCGATTACGGATGCTGGTAATCAAAAGAAGTATTTCTTGGGCGAAACTTTTGATCGGCACGTTGACAATGTCCTTACAGATGGTACCTCCGCGTACGCTGCAGCTTTTGTGCGCATCGCAGACGACACCGAGGACGGAGATGACTTCACGTATGAAGTTCAGGCTGCCCAAACACCACAAATCATTAGCTGCCAGCTTTCACCATCCTCTACACCAACAAAGCTTTTCAAATTTGTTGCAAGAGGGGACGCTGGAGATTGGTCAAATAGAAACCTTAAGATCTCCATTCAGGACATTAAGCGCTCAACCAACGATGAGGACCAATATGGCACCTTCTCTGTTGTTGTACGTCACCAGAGTGACAGCGACAACGTTGTTCGAGTAATCGAGCAGTTTAATAACTGTAACCTAAACCCCAACTCTCTTGACTACATTGCTCGTAAGATTGGCGATTCAAGAGATCGCTGGGACCAAACAGAAAGAAGGTATGTGCGTGAAGGAAATTATCCTAATAATTCTCAATACATTTACGTTGATGTTAATTCTGATGTAGATGCAGGGATCACAAACCCAGTTCTTCTACCATTTGGATTTGAAGGAATTGTAAAGTATGCTGACGTCGTAGATTCGTCCTTTGCGCGACAGGCTAGCTGGGTATCTGGGTCAAACTACGAATTCAGAGATGCAGCTTCGATTTCTGTTGATGCGGGCGCTGCCGGTGTCTACTCTACTGGTTCCATCTTTATTCTATCAGGTAACGCTGCGGTGTCGGGCATTGCTGGTGCCGCTACAGCGTCCGTAGATTTCCCAAGGCCAGTCACAAGAGTTAATGCCACTGACGGTAATTTAGCTAATCCAAAAGACGCTTACTTTGGTCTTCAGACTGCTCAAACCGCGGGGTCTACAGTTTATGCTAAGTCAACAATTGACATTTTACGCCCTCGCGGTGGCATTGTCGGGTTTACTGCTCCAACAGCTAACGAGGAACTCTCGCCATTGTTTACATTGGATGATATTTCAGGATCCGCTGGCGTGTATGTATCCGGCTCTGGCGTTATTACAGTAGCTGCCGGCACCGGTGGCGGCAGCTTGACAGCGATAAATGGCGCCATCTCCGGTGTCCTAGACGCCGGCTACGATCGCTTCACAGTCCCACTCTTCGGTGGATTCGACGGACTTGACATCAAGGAGATGGATCCTTTCTCAGCTGCGAGAATGACATCTAGCCCATCTGATACGAATAGCTACTCATTCTTCTCGATTAGAAGAGCGATTGATTCAGTTGCCGATCCAGAGGTTGTTGAAATGAACCTTGCTGCCATCCCAGGACAGACTCAGGAAGGTCTTACAACTCACTTGGTCAGAACTTGTGAGGATAGAGCAGATGCACTAGCTGTCATTGATCTTCCGGATGCTTTCGTTCCTAGAGAGGACAGCACAGAAATTAACCGCAACAACACTGCCAGCACAATCACAACCCTTGTGAACGGGCTCCGTAGTAGAAACCTTAACTCTTCTTACGGTTGCGCTTACTACCCATGGATTAGAGCACGAGACACCATTAACGGTCAGTTCCTTTGGTTGCCACCTTCTGTCGCAGCTATCGGCACGTTCTCTAGCTCGCAGCGTAGAACACAGGTTTGGTTCGCACCAGCTGGCTTCAACCGCGGTGGTCTTACAGAAGGCTCCGCAGGCATCCCAGTTGTTGATGTGGCTCACCAGCTACGCCGTAAGGATCGCGACGATCTTTATACAGCAAACATTAACCCAATTGCGAAGTTCCCAGCAGAGGGTATTGTAATCTTCGGACAGAAGACTCTACAGGTTACACCTTCGGCTTTGGATCGCATTAACGTCCGTCGCCTAATGATCTTTGTTAAGAAGCGCATCTCCCAGATCGCATCTGGCTTGCTCTTTGATCCAAACGTTCAGCAGACTTGGAAGCGATTTACAGCACAGGTTAACCCATTCTTGGCTGATGTTAAGACAAACTTTGGTCTCTCTGATTACAGAGTTGTTCTTGATGACACAACCACAACCCCCGATCTTGTAGATAGAAACATTCTATATGCGAAGATCTTCTTGAAGCCAACAAGAGCTATCGAGTTCATTGCGATTGACTTCAACATCACAAGAACGGGAGCATCGTTTGACGATTAATAAAATGCGGGGAGTTACGGCTCCCCGCACTATATAATAATAGGACTTACAGGAGACTAATTAAATGCCATTTTGGACATCAGCATTATCAGAACCAAGAAGAGCACATCGATTTTTACTTACGTTGCCAAATCTGGCTTCCGTCGATGAGGCTTTCAGATTTGAACAATACCTTGCTAAGGGGATCACAAAGCCCTCTTACACGGTATCAGAGACAGAGCACAAGTTTTTAGGAAACACTTACTACTACCCAGGAAGTGTTACTTGGAATACCGTTACAGCTACAATCGTTAATGCGATCAACCCAGATGGTAACCAGATTCTTTATGATGCACTCGTTGGCTCCGGTTATCTTAAGCCTGATGTCCAGGAGGATGTGTTCTTCAATCCAGCCCAGGCTCCTGGCACTGTCAATAAGTTTGATGCCGTTAACCAGTTGGGTAATGTAATCTTTGAAGAGTTGAATGGACAGGGTGGTCTTATCGGCACCTGGACACTCCAGAATGCCTTCATCACCACCGCTACATTTGGTGACCTATCCTATGATACTGATGATTTGCTTAATATTGAGATTACTTTCCGCTATGATTGGGCAGAATACGAGACTGGTCCAGCAGTAGCAACTGTGACAGCATTATAGTATAGAAACGAGGTGATTTTTGTCACGGAGAAATAACTTAGAGCGGCTTGGCGCACCGCAACCCGACGCGCCAGTACCCCCCACACCAGAAGCATCAGATCTTTTCGCTTTTGTAAACCCAACAGAATTTGTTGAGTTGCCGAGTAAAGGTTTATTTTACCCAGAAGGGCACCCACTTCATAACCAGACTGTCATTGAAATCAAACATATGACAGCAAAAGAGGAGGATATCCTTACTTCTGAGGCACTTCTCCGAAATGAGTTAGCGATCGATCGCTTGTTAGAGTCTGTTATTATCAATAAAAATATTAAAGTTGATGATTTACTTTTGGGAGACAAGAGCGCGATTCTTATTGCAGCAAGAATTACGGGCTTCGGACCTTTTTACGATGTATCAGCGCCGTGCCCTTCTTGTGGTAAAGAATCTGATTACACTTTTGATTTAAATGAACTTAAGGCACGGGATAATGAGCTTCCAGAGGGAGTTGTACTGGAGGGACAAGGTGTTTTCTCATTTGAGCTACCAGTATCCAAAGTTCGCATATATGTTCGTTTGTTAACATCACGAGATGAAAAAAGAATTGCTTCTTTAATTGTCGGCAATAACGGTACTGCAAGTCCAATTACGGGTCTTCTAAAGTCTATTGTTGTTCAAGCTAATGAACACACTGATCCAAAATTGCTTAATAAGTTTGTTGAATCGATGCCTTTGCCAGATGTAAAGCATCTTCGCAACATTTACGATGTTATAAAACCAGATCTTGACCTTCGTTTTGACATTACATGTCCCCTTTGCCACGAAGAAGGAAAGGTAGGCATGCCAATGACGGCAGCCTTTTTTTGGCCTAACTCCTAAATATCAACAATCTGTATACGAAGAATTCTTTTTACTTAAGCATCACGGCGGCTGGTCCTTCACAGAGTTGTACAATTTACCCATTGCATTGCGTCGATGGTTCCTTGAAAGATTGTCAAAAGAGTTCAAAGATCAAAAAGAGAGAATGGAGAAAGCAAGAACAAGATAAGTTCTTTCTTTTTTGGAACTATTTATATTTAATAGGGGACCTCCGTACATGAGCGATATTGTAGAAGAAGTAATAAATTTAAATAACATTGACAAGCCACTGAACGAAAGAGTTTACAGTAAGTTTGCTGGTCAAGTTCGCAGTATGTTGCTTGACTTGTATTTTGGTGGTTTTGATGTTCCGCTTCGCTTGATGGGATCCACATCACAAGTTGAGTCTTTCATGAAGACACTCCGCAGCGAAAAGCGTTATATGGATTCTTATATTAAGAATGGGCTTGATGACCCAAAAACAATGAAATCAAAGTATACTCTCTCTAGATCGGTTGAGAAGTTTGAAAAAGAAACAGGCTTGAGATGGCCATTTAAGAACTAGGAGTTTATAAATGGCGACACCAACAGAAGAGCAGATTAAATTAGCAAAACAGCTGCAGGCCGCCCTAGAAGAACTGGACGCAGCTCGGCGGTTAGGTTTAGCAACAAATGTAGAGCTTTTAGAATTAGAAAAAAATCTAACGCAAGCACAACTAGCATATGGTAGAAGTATTGGTGCTAGCGACACGATACTTGATGATTATCGCACTACAGTACAGGCGCTTACTGAGGATATCAAGGAGCAAACCAAAGCCGAAGAAGAGCGCGCAAAAGCATTTGCTGCAGGAGAGGGCATATTTGAATCACTGTCTGATTCAGTTTTAGGTCTTTCTGGCGGGTTTAAAAAGTTTGCGCAGTTTGCTAGCGGAGGCGCCAATGGACTGAAGGGTTTTGGATCTGCCGCTCTTAACGGAGTAAAAAGCGGGGCACTCCTGCAAGGAGTATTATTAAAGATTACACAAGAGTTAGTTAACTTCGGTTTCCAACAAGACGAAGTTATTGCCCAATTTAAAGCACAAACAGGTGCCGGGGATGAATTCAACGAAACTATTCGTGATGTTGCTTTGGCAAATATTGCAGCTGGCGTATCTCTAGAAGACGTCGCGCGCGCTGTTAGGTCCCTAAAGAACGAGTTCACGGACTTTACTTACCTTACTCAGCAGCAGCAAGAGGCAATAACCCAAACAACCGTTCAACTTGAGAAGCTTGGATTTGGTTTTGCAACGCAAGCGAGCATTATTCAGACTGCTACTCAATCATTGGGGATGGATGTAGCAGAAGCTAATGATCTTCTTATTGACTTGGCTTCAACAGCAAGATCTTTGGGAGTTGATATAGATACACTAGGTAGCCAATTTGCGGCAAACAAAGACTTTATTGTTCGCTTTGGTGAAGAGGGACAAGAAGTATTTGAAGAGATGGCAGTTGCCGCAAAGGCACTCGGTACAGAGTTGGGAACTCTTGTGGGTGTTGTCGACAAGTTTAAGACCTTTGATGAAGCCGGTAGGATTGTTGGTCGGTTCAATGCCATCTTAGGGGGACCATTCTTAAATTCTATCGACATGCTAAACGCAGCTTACGAGGATCCAATTGAAGGAATCAAAATGCTTCGTGATGGTTTTGATCAAGCAGGTAAATCTATTGAGGATCTCGGCGGCGCCGAATTAGAGGCGTTTGCTTCCGCTTTGGGACTCTCAACGTCAGAGACTATTGAACTTCTTGGCAAATCAAATGAAGAACTTGAAATTCAAAGAATGACTCAGGAAGAAGCAGCTGAAGCAGCCAAACAAGCACAGTCTGCTATGAAGCAACTCAGTAACGCCTTTAACCAAATGCTTATAGCTGGCAAGCCTCTTATCGACAATGTCATAGTACCTTTAATTGAGGGCATAGGAAGTTTTGCTGGATTCATCGGCGGCGCCGCGCAGGAGCTTGGGACGTTTATACCCATCGCGACCGCCGCGGCTGGACTAGCCGCTCTTATTGGCGCTCCGTTTACAGGAGGTGCATCTCTTCTCACCTACGCGGCCATCGTCGGTACCGGAGCAGCCGCGACGGCAGCAATCACCGGAGGAAACGCGCAAACCACAACCGGCACACCAATACCGGGCTTCAACAACGGAGGGACAATTGCAACACAACAAGCGATTGTTCACCCGGGTGAATTGCTAATCACCGGCGGGCAAGGATCCGAGGTTATATCAAAGAAAGATTTTAGAGAGCTTATTGATGTTATGAAGAATCAAGGACAAGGACCACAGCAGATAGCTGTCTACGTTGGTCAAGAAAAGATTGATGATATCGTTGTCAGTGCGCTAGATAGTACAGCCGGGAGAAATGCGTTTAGCCCATTTACAAACGGCTAGAGGAATATAAATGCCACAAGCACCATCATTAAGAACCGATCCGTTTTATACAATATCTGTTTTGCACCTACCTACGTCAGAAATAGTACACTTTGAGGGGTGGGTTACAGAATTCAGCGACTCTTTTAACTCTAATTGGTCATCAACACCCGTGTATGGTCGGCAGGACCCTCTTCCAGCCTTTGAGAACACACAAAGGTCCATCACATTAGGGTTTGATGTGGTATCAGACAGTATGCAGCAAGCTATAGGAAATCTTGCAAATGTAAATCGGTTGATAGAATTTCTTTACCCAATGTACGAAGGTGGTGATCGGAAAGTGCAAAACACACTGAAAGCCGCTCCTCTACTAGGGTTGAAATGGACAAACTTAATAAGTAATGCAGCAGCAGGAGAGTATCTATACGGTTATGTGCAGGGGGGAGTCAACTATGCTCCAGATATGGGTGAGGGGGGTTTTATAATTCGAAAGTCTTCCTCGTCAACAGAAGTAATTCCCGGATCTGAAGCCGATCTCAGACAAATTAGCATTGAGGGTCCCGGTGCCATCGTAGCTGAGTCGCAGGGAGTTGTGGGAGGCGAGGCGCCTAGAGCATCGCTTAGTTATAATCCTTCGGGCACAGGGGACATTGTTATCTCTAGCGTCGTTAAGGAAAACTCTTATATACCAAAAAAACTTAGTCTTTCATTTACTTTTAATGTTCTACACACTCACTTAAATGGTTGGAGTAAAGATAAGAAGTTTGGTGGCTCCGCTGCCCTAAACAATAAGTTTCCTAACGCGTCGATTATTAAAACAACCGAAACCACCACTACGACCGGCCCGGAAGATAATCGCACAACAGAGATACTCCAGTCTCTTGAATTAGATGCTCTGGGAGGTAACTAATAATGCCTACAAGATACGATAGACGAAGAGTTTTAACAACTACAAACGAGTTGTACGAAAAAACCTTAGAAGAAAGAAATATAAGTTCGATTCGTTATTATTCTACTCCGCAAATGTCTTACCCCTCTGTTGAGGAGGTAAAAAACTTAACAAAAGTCCGTCACGTCTGGAGAACCGGGGATAGGTTCTATAAGTTGGCAATTCAGTATTATAACTCTGCTCAATACTGGTGGGTGATTGCGATGTTCAATAAGAAACCTACAGAGGCTGACTTAACTGTCGGGGATTTAGTTTACATTCCTTTGCCCTTGCAGGATATTTTAAGGTATTACGATAAGTAAGAGGTTATTGCTATGGCCAGCATTACAGGCATTGATAAAAACGTTGAAGAAAAAGTCTTTCGCCTATTGGCGGCTTATAAAGAAATTCAATCTTTCAAAGATGCATTGGCACACTTTGAAGAAGCTTATGACAAATATGGGCAAAGTATTCTTAATGAGACCGCCAAAGCCGGCTACAACAACGGTGCTGGTGTTCAAAACTTCGAGCAAGCTTTACAGCTTATGGAGTCTTCCAACTTTATTAAAGGTAAAACTGTTTACAAGCAGATCGGGCTTATTCTAGGTATAGATCCTGAGTATTTTCAGGAATTTAGATTAGATCCTAAATTTAGTTTAACTGCTACGGATAAGCTTAAGCAGCTTTGGAACAAAAAAGCATATAATTTAACTTACAACAACAATAACATTTTCGGCGGCGGTTTCCCAGTTAAGCAACTGATAATTAGTTATCCTGAAGGCGGTGCTTATCAAACGAATACAATTTTTGTTTTACCGGGAGTAATGCAATATTTTGTTAATCTTGGGGTTTATAGAGCACGCTTCGGCGCAGACTCTAGCGCTGGTACACCTTTGCTTGAACTAGTTCGAACTAATTTGATAGCAAACATTTTAGAGCCCTTTGTCGCGAGAACCCTTAATTCAAGGGATTTAGCTAAGACTAGGGGTATTTTAGAAAACGATCGAATTAAGATAAACGAACTTGAGCAAAGCGTAACTACAGGAACTTTTCCAGATTTAGATGAGTACAAATATGCCCTTACTGATGAAGGTGCTTATGCCTACATCGATGTAAGAAACAAGACAAAATTAGCCGCTGTCTTTAAAGAAATAATCGAAGGACAAGGAACCTTTGCAGCTCTTTTTGATCAACTAGACACTGCGATAAACAACTTTTATGATAACAATCATAAAAAACTAGAGTTGTATAAAGTCAGAACACCCGGTGAAGAAGGAGGCACCACGGATCCCGATATTAAATTAAGGAATCGACAGCTTCAAGACATTTTGGCTTTCTTTGGCGATGCAGCGAAGCGTCGTGACGCCGCGGGTCGCCCGGTCGATCCCGAGGTGTCAATAGCTACTTTAGAAGATGCACCAGCATCCGTTAGAAGCCAATACCTACCGGTCAAACTCACTCCGTTTGATTTTCAGTGTTTTCTATTAGAGAATATTTCAAAGCTTGTAGATGAAAGAGAAAATGGTTCATTTAAATCTAACTATAAACATGTTGTAAAAGTATCTAACAATGGCGATCCAGGTAACATCATCAATACCATTGAACATGGAACCAGAAATGAATATATTCAGGAATTTTTGAATATCTGTCCAGAAGTATATGGACTTTTGGTTCCTTATTTAAAGATTTCACGCATTGAATACGATGATGTTGGAAACGTTAAGTTGGATGGCAATGGAAGATCAATTGAAAAAGAACTAAAGATACCAAACTTCTTAACACAAGACGACATTCAAAATATCTTGGATAGTGCAGTTGGACGAGCACCTGGGGCTGGAATTAAATCATTCTCCTGGGCATTGGATGGCGTCCAGCCGGCTGAAGTAGATAACAACATATCTGCTACGTTGGTAATGTATTTTCAATCCGTTGACGATTTCTTTAATGGTGCGCGCCGTGCTGGACAAGGTGAGCCTAATTTCTTAGATTTAATCATCAACTCCCCAGGGGTAAGAAAGTTAAAGAAAAAAACTCGCAAACAAAAGCCAGATGATAAGCCTTGTTCTGACGACATTTTAAATAAAAAATTTCATCAAGATTACCAGGGGCATAATTTTAGAGTTAAAATATGCGCTGGATGGGCAACACCTCCTCACGACGCGTTGGTGCAGCTAACAAATAGTGAAGATAAAGCGGATAAATTGACAAAAGCGTTTGATGACTCTAGAATTTCTTTGTTCTTACAGATGACTCAGCACACAATAAATTTTGCTCAAAACGGTACACTGGAACTGTCCGTACGGTATCAGGCAAGCTTGGCTGGATTGTTGACCGGTAAAACAGCAGACATTTTTGACGTTACTCCAAAATCAATTGAACAAGATATTGAAAGAGAGGAAAACAAGATAGAAGCAGTTAGTGAAGGAGAACAGTCTGACAGCGATAAGAAAGCAAAAAAGGAAGCGCTAGAGGAAATTCAACTGCTCAAAAATATAGATAGAAACGTTAAATACAAGAAATTACTAAAAAGAGTTTTTGGATCACCTGAGACATCAAGAGTTTTTAATATTTCACTAAACCCTCTTGAATTAACTCAAACTCCATATGGGGAGTTGTCCCCGGAAGACAGACAAAAAAGAGTAAAAAGAAAGCAAAGTGAGACCCTGCAATTTCAAACCATTCCTTCGCTAAATAAAGACGTTATAGACGCAATTAATAAAAATCAGGGTGCATCAGGAAAAGATACGGGCAATGCTTATTCAAAGATTGCCTCTAAAAGGTTTCTTGACTTGACGAATAAAAATAAAATTAATATTCCTTTCTTCTTTTTAGGAGACCTGTTGGATGCTGTTATAGAGGAAATAAAGTCTAACAATCAGAAAAATCCACAGGAAGGGGTAAAGCCACTCAATTTTCATATGTTTGCGTCAGATGTCGAAATGATCGATCCTTTACAAGCCTTCAAGGTTAAAAACTTAGAAGATTTAATTAACTGTGGATATGATTTAAAACAAATTGTATTTCTGGATGCCGTAACGAAAGAAAACCCAACAGATACCCCAGAGTTAAACGGTATTTATAAAACAATGAATATTGGAGACATTCCTATTTCTTTGGATGCCTTTCAGCTTTGGTTTAAAGATAATGTTATTAAGAAAGAAAAAAATACTTATTTCTTGCTTTATTTTATTAAAGATATTTGTAATGACCTAATAACCAAAGCTCTATCGTCTAAATGCTTTGGGAAGGCATTCAATTTCCAGCAAAGATTTGATGTTCAGCCTCTAACATTGGCCCGAGAAGAAGCAAAAAACAGTGCATTCACCCCGAACAGAACCTATTCGGCTAAGAGAGTAGGATCAGCACAAGCAGCCGTTCGTTGCGAATTGGACCCAGCCCAAACAGAATTGGGACTCTTGTTGTATCCAACCGATTCTCGCCCTAAAAGACTGCTTGGCATGAAAAGTTATGATAGCGACATAAAGCGTGGAATATACCACCATTTTCTCGGGTCTGCCTGCGGTCTTGTAAAGACCATTAACTTCTCTAGACAAGATCAAGCTTATCTAAGAGAATCAAGAATTCAAAAAGAAGGTGCTCTTGGCGCAGAGCAACTAAGAGAACTATACTCAGCAGACATCGATTTGATCGGTAACACTCTATATAAAAACGGAATGTATATTTATATTAATCCCTCCTTATTGGGAGCAAGTGAGGAATACTTAGATTATCTTGGATTGCATGGTTATTATTTGGTAACCTCTGTTAAATCTACAATCACGCCTTCTTCTTTTGATGTTTCTATCGGAGCACTCCACGAAGGCATAGAGTTTAAGGACAACAAGCGGCTGCCGACTGCCGATGTTGGTGATTTAGCTGCTGTTAGAGCGGAGGATGCGCCTTTTACAATACCTTCGAAAGAGGAAGAGGAGTCTGTAGTGACGAACCCAGTGCGCGGTTCTTTGACCGCGGCTGCTGTCGAAAAGGCGGGCGATATAACAGAAGATCTCATCGGAACGCGCAACATCCTTGAAGCCCCAATTGATATGGGCAAAAAGCTCCTCGAAGGCGCGCGCAACCTCGTCGGTGGTGGTAATGAAGAATGACAACGTTTGACTATACAACACTTGACCTACAAAACCCGTCTGGCAATAACGGGCTATCTTCTTTTGCACTTTACTTTCAGAGAGTAATGTACAGAGAGGCTATCTACCCCGCAGACATAAAAATTCCCCTTGACACTTGGTATGACAAACAATACTATGGTCGTATAGATCAAAAGCAAAATACGATAATGCCAAAGTATGAAAATCTAAAACCAATAACAACAACGGGACGCTCAAATTTATTAGCTCTTAACTTCGTTGCCGATGCTTTTGAGCAATTTGCAGGACACATGAGAAATGCCACAATTCTTGGTGTTCTTAAGACTCAGAACGCAAATGAAAAAATCTTTGACATGAAAGCTTACCAAGCTTATGATGACCCAACAAGAATCTATAGTGAGTATACTCAGCAACTTTACACATCCTTTGTTGAAAGCTTAACAGAGGGTCAGTCAAATAAAATAACTAATTTTGAAACATTTGTGAAGACTTGGTTTGCTTACTTGAAAAATGTTTCATCTTTTATTCCCGTGACAAAAACGAATTATTTGTTAACGGGTGTTGGAAATTCATTTAATTCCGGATTATCAATTGCCATTGATAGTGGACCTCCCGAAGATGATGATTACAAGTATGAAAACTGGATTAATGATCCAAATTTTGATTTTTACATAAAAGCAGCAAAGAAGTTTGGATTTATTGTTAACAAAAATATCCCTTGGGTTCTGACTGTAGATTTATTCTCAAATGCTTGTATAGCTTTATTTGATGGATATTATGATACTGAAACAAATAAGATATTAACTAAAGATAACTTCTTTGAAGTTTATTATGATCAAACTTATTTGAGTGATATTGATGTCATAAGACAACTTTCTATTAATGCTTATAATAGCTATATTCAAAATAATCCCATATATCAAGTTAAAGTATATAAACCCGGTTGCGACAAATTCTCAGTCGAGAACGAAGAGCGAGTCGTCTTACCAAATAATGAACAAGCTAATAAAATATTGTCGGACAAGGTTCTGGTCGACTTTTATTTGGAGTTAAGATCTCTAGAAGCAAAAGAGCCGGTGCAGATAACACAAAAACTTAGAACAGAATTAGCTAATATCTACAGAATAAGACCAAATCAGAACCTAACAAGTCTGCAAAATGCCACTAACTATATTAATTTAATTTACCGTGACTACATTTATGAGTTTGATTACCTTTTCTTAAACACCAATTTATTAAATAACCTTGACAATCAGGTTCGCTCTGGTAATATAACCACTGTGGGCTCAATTACACAACAGCTCTACTAGGGAGGTAACTTGCTTTTTCAAGTTCTAGACGCCAAGCGCGATTGTGTTGGCTATTTCGCTGAAAATCAGATAAACTCTACGACGGATCTTCCATCAGAAGGTGGCACTTGGGAATATTCCAGTCACATGGGTGAGGGTAATTACGAGATAGCACGTATCTACGCCAACGGAGCGTCGATTACAGACGTTTGTCCGGAGGATATGAAGGCTGACTGGGAGGAAATCAAAAACACGCTCAGATCGTGCCTCAAAGCCTTTAGAACGGCTGACCTTTCTTTGGATGATAACTGCTTCTATGACGTATTGCCCGAATATTTCCTTTATCGCTACATGAATGCGAAAAATGAGGTCACTAAGCACGTTTTGGAAACCTTTGATCGTCCCGAGAATTATCAGCATATGATGAATCTGGTTCAGATGCTCTCCGACATTGAGTCTAGGGACCTAAGCATCGATATTGAGCCCATCAAGCACCTTTTGTCCTCTGTAAAGGGCCGCAACTTTCACCAAAGACTTCGTAGCACACGTTGGGTGTGTGATTATAATGCATGGGGTACGGTAACTGGTCGACTTTCTACAAAGCCAAAGTCTTTTCCGATTTTGACGATGGGTAAGGAGTTCCGAGGATGCATTAAGCCGAACAATGATTGGCTTTTGGAGCTTGATTTCAATGCAGCAGAGTTGAGAGTGCTTTTGGCGCTGTCAGAGCAGAATCAGCCGCAAAACGACATTCACGATTGGAACGTTCAGAACGTTTTCAACAATCAATTGACCCGTGAAGAAGCGAAAGTCAAGACCTTTGCATGGTTGTATTCTTCGAATGAAAACAGACAGTTACAGCAGCTTTACAACAAGGATTTTGTTCGAAATAAGTTCTGGGATGGCTTCAAAATCAAGACAGATTATGGTAGAATAATGGATAATGTAGATGAGCATCACGCTCTCAACTACATTGTACAAAGCACCACGATTGATATGGTGCATGAACAGGCATATAAGGTTTTTAAGCTTTTGGAGGGGATGAAAAGCAATGTCGCGTTTCTTATTCACGACGCAGTATACATCGATCTCGCAAATGACGAACGGCAAGCAGTTGTAAAAATGCTTGACACGTTCAAGAAAACCCGCTATGGTAATTTCAAGGTCAATGTCTCGGCAGGCAGAAACCTTGGAGAAATGAAGGGATTGAAGTTATGAGAGATAATGTAATAAACCTTGAAGCGTCTCGGACCACCGACGACATTACCTCAAAGTCCTATGTTAACGGTATCCGCGAAGTTGATGGTGTTGCTGGATTTATGAGGCTTCAGCTTATTGAGATTTTTGAAGGGTGTGCTGAGGAGCTTGAGTGCGACTATGCCGAACTTACCGTGGCAGATATTTTTGAATATTTGGTTGCCCGGGAGGAAGAGTTCCAGCTGGAACAACCTTAGCGATGAAAACACTACACTATAAGCTTGTCCGAGATCGAATTCCAGAGAAGATTGAAGAAGCAGGCAAAACTCATCAAACCACCATTATTGATGGTGAAGAACTTAGAGCTGCAGCCCTTAAGAAACTTCAAGAAGAAGTAATGGAGTTTGTTGAGAATCCTTGCGCAGAAGAAGCGGCAGATATTATGGAAATTCTGCACTTTATTCTTGGCAGAGAGGGCATTACAGATCGTCAGGTTATGACAGCAACCACTGTTAAGCGTATTGAGCATGGAGGCTTTGATATGGGCTACTTTTTGGAGTGGGTTGAAGAATGATTGTTGTGGGGCTAGGAAAAGCAGGTTGTAATATTGCGAAAGCTTTTTCAAAGTTCCCGCAATATCAAACTTTTGGTATTGATACTAATTCAGACGCAGATATTACAATTAAAGCCAAGAAGTCTCATGAAGAGTATGATTCTGCTTTCCCGGACCTTAAAAGAAAATTAAAGTTTAAAGATGAAGATGTATTAGTTGTGATTGCGGGCGCGGGCAAGATTTCTGGCGGATCTTTGCGATTACTAGAGCAGCTTCAGAAGAACAGGCTAACTGTTCTATACATTGAAGGTGATCTGTCGATCATGTCGGAAGTTCAAAAGAAGCAAGAGAAAATTGTATCTTCTGTTTTGCAGGAGTACGCTCGTTCCGGCGTTTTGGAGAGGATTATTATGGTCAATAACGCACACATTGAGCGCAGCATTGGTGATATGTCCATTATTGGCTACTATGATACGCTAAATCAAGCAATCGTAAACATCATTCACATGACAAACGTGTTTAAGCACTCTGAGCCTGTAATCGGCAACTTTATCACCCCATCAGAACTGTCGCGAATCTGCACGATTGGTGCTGTTACAATCGAGGGCGACGATTATACACAGTATAAAGAAAAGTGGTTCTACCCCTTGACACACACAAAGGACGTGGTATACTACTATGGTAT